CAAGGTTTTACTTCACTTTCTTTATATTTACGTAATTCTAAATCTTCATAATATTTACATTCTACAAATAAGTCCCAGTTAAATTTACCTTCTTGATAAAGCCTAGCTAGTTGTTGATAATTTACTATCTCGTTTTTTGCTTTAAACTCTACTATTGTTTTATAAAGATTAATTAAGTCTTGTTCTAAAAACATAGCAGTATTAATTTTTAAAAGTTTAATTCCTAGATCAACATCTTTTATAAGCCATCTTATTAGCTCAATTACATCTTCTCTCATACAATATCAAATTCACCTTCCCTCACTTTTTTAATGCTACTTTTCATTTCTTCTACTTCATACTCGTCTTCCCAACATCTACCGTTAAACCATGTACTACCATCCTTTATATACTTGTGTTCTATGTTATTTACTTTTATGTACTGTATATACTTTAGTAACCCTGTATATACTTGTTCGTAGGTAGCTAACTCGTTCTTAGTAGTTCGTAAATATATATCTAAAGATTTCTTCTTACCTACTTTCTTAGGATATACTCGCCATAAAGCTTCAAACTCTTTCTCCCTAATAGACTTACTATTAGTCGTAGAACTAACTCGTTCTTTGTGATTTTCTTTTTCTTTATATATTTCTTTTTCTTTTGTATTATTAATACTTGTATTATTCTCTTTAAAATTTTTTTTAATCGTCGAATAAAAATTTTTATAATCGTCGGTTAAAAAATTTTTTAATCGTATTTCACGGGATATTACTTCACAACCTCGTTTTTGATAGTTAACTTCAATATAACCTTTGTCTTCTAATTTCTTTATCTTGTTAGATATAGATACATTAGTTACACCGAAGATACTTGCTAAGTATTCGTTACTAGCAAAACAAAAACCATCTTTAGCACATAAACTAGATAGAATAAGTAATAAACCCAATTCATTTTTAATCTCTTTATCAATAGCCCATTTATTTAAACAAAGTGAATAACCTTCATTCATGTTTGTTTTCAATGATGTAGTCTCTTGTTCGTTTAGATCCACTACATAATTTAATGATTTTTCCTCTGCATTCATAACTACCATAAGGGGTTACTGTTATAACTTTGTGTTTAAATTGAAGTATAACAACCGCACATAAAATCAAAATAATTATTGTTAATGCTATTGAAAGTCGATTAAGTAATTTCTTTTTGTTTTCCTTTTTTGTAATTAATATTTGCTTATCACGTTGTATAGCTCTTTTTTTATTCTCGTTTATTTCTTCAACCAAAACCTCAAAATCATATTTCCCCATGTTACGCTCCTTTTCTTTCTTTAATTTTTTAATGTTAAAAAATAACTTGCTATTTCGTTAAGTGGTATTTCTAATAATTCAGCACTCCTATATATTTCTTGAGAATCGAATTGTCTCTTACCAGTTAATTTATAAGACAAACTAGCATGAGATATTCCTAATGCTTTAGCAAACATTCTATGAGTACCGTATTTTTCGATAATTTTACCTTTTAACTTAGAATAGTTAAAACGTAAATCTCTCATATTCCTCCCTTCTATAAGTGCTACAAAAAAAGACGAATAGTCTTATCGACCACTCGTCTTTCATCAATTACATAATAATATATATTATGTTAAGTTGATACTATAAAGACTAATGGTCGGTATCTTGCAACCTACCTTACATTTTCAATATAGCACCTTAAAAAATATAAATCAATATGTTTTTAATAGTTTTTCACATTTTTTTATTTTGTTTACATTTTAGTTGTCTATTAAACTAATTTATTAAGTTGTTTAATTACATACTTTATAAATCTTTTTCTTTGTCTATGCTTAATTTGTTTACCACGTACAGCTTTACAATAGTCTAAATAAGTATAATAATTACCTTCATATAAATAATGGATATTTAATACTTTCCACCCCATTGATGTTTCTTTACCAATACTTAAATCATACAATGTTTTACGTGGTCTTAATAATATTTCACCATTACTTTTTTTATAAGTTATCATATACTCCATTCCTACTCCACCCCCCTTTTTTCAAAATGGTGTATTATATCATACTTATTATTATTTTACAAGCCAAACATTAGTTACTCGTCTTTCTCTCGGATCAAACGTGTCATAAACCACTCCGTTAATACTACAAACGATATGATTATCAGTCGTAATTAACAACGTATTTTTAGGGTACATTCCTGACACCTCTCCTATAGTGCCAAAAACGCCGTATAAACGATGAAACGTTCTATCCAAGTATTTTATCACGAAATCTTTTTTATCAAGCAGAGTGCCTTCATATTGGGCTATATCGCTAAGATAATCATAAACATAGTCCCAACTTTTACCAGTAGCACAACTAATAGCCCTAATTACACAGTCATCCTCTAACCTATCGACTGCATTTGCATTATAAAACTTATACATATTATCTCATTGAATTTTGAAGTGTTTGCATTAATTCTTGTTTTTGTTGTGGTGTTTCAGCTTCTTCATAAAGTACTTTAATAAAATCTTCTAAGGCTTTTACCATATAATGAAATGATTTATCTGTTTCTTCACTTGCACCATATCTATTACGGTTTTCCATGTATCTACCGTATTCACCATACATTCTGTCTATTTCTTCTTCGCCACGATACTTCGCGTCTTTACCACGTCTTCCGTATGATCCTTCTCCGTAGTTGCCGTAGTTGCCGTAGTTGCCGTAGTTGCCGTAGTTGCCGTAGTTACCGTATCTTCCGTAGCTGTCGTATCCTGCTCTACCGTAATTCCCATAATTTTCGCCATAGTTTCCATAATTCCCATACATTTTCTTATCCTCCTTTGCTAAATGACTTATTTTACTTAATTTATATAAATGCTCTATATTATTTGCATTTATACCTTCATCTAATATTTGATCTATTAGTTCTTCCGATTTTTCAATTACTTTCTCTTCCATTATCTTCACTTCCTTTCTTAAGAATATCCAATATTTCTTTATTCTGGTTTATTATCTTTTCGAGGTATTCTTTGTCTTGTCTTTGCAATTCTTTCATTAAGTCACTATTATTAAAGTCTTGCATTAATATCATTAAGTTGTAAACTTGTAATAATAAACCTAACTTGTCGTAAGTATTATTCATTATGCTACTCTTTGAATACTTATATTTGCATTTTTAATAGTAGGTATTTGTGTAGCTGTAGAAGTACCATCATAAGTAATAGTTGGTACACTTGCTACTGTTATAGTTACAGTACCTCTTCCACATACTCTAATTCTTTTAGTAGTACCTACATTTGTGTAAACACCTACTGTTACTGGTGTATCCATCTCTGTACCCGCAAGTTGCACTCCATCAGCAAAAATAGCTAATGCCACGTTTCCCGCTACAGCACTGGTGATATTACTGTTGAATGAGATATCGTATATTCCTCCACCTAGTATGTTGAATGTTGCACTACCTTCATTATGATTTAACCAACCATTAAAACAATTAGCACTTGCAGTTCTTAAATCTGTATCACTAAAAGTAATTGCACTAGTATTAGATGTTAATACTAATTCTTGTTCTTGAACACTTTGTATCATATTATCATTCTCCTTTCATATTAAAAAAAGAATAGGACTTGCCTATTCTCTTATCCGACATTTTATGTCGACTTTTAGCAAGTTCTCATATAGAGTTTGTCATATTGACTCTTTGCTATTAAATTATTGTGTTTCCATAAAAACCATTTCCATAGAAACTGTTGTTAAAACCATAACCATATCCTACGTATGGAGAGCCAGTTAGGTATGCTGGGACTGGATAAGGTCTTAATGCACTAATAATATTGTTTTCAGTTCTTTGATCGCTTATTACATCTTTTGCAGCTGTTAATCTATCTCTTAAATCTTGAATTGTATTTTGTGTAATTAATGCTCTTGTTTGTTCGCCATCTTCACGAATTAAGCTCTTTATTTCACAGCAACAATTATCTATATGAGCTTGATTATTTAGTGCATTCATGCTAGCTTGATTCTCTAATTGTGTAGTTTGAATTAATACATCCCTTTGTGTATTATTATCTCCTAACATAGAATTAAACTTAGCGTCTTGAATGCTATTTTGTAATGCCATATTTCCTGTAAGAATATCACTTCTTACGTTGCATAGATTAGTCGCTGCGTCTGCAAAGCCATTGAATAAGTTTCCGTTGACATTTGAAAAACCAGTACATAACTGAGTAGAGATGTCATGTAAACTATTTTGAGTAAATTGTGAGCTTACAAAGTCAGTTGTTGCTACATTATTACCATTGTTTCCAAAACCTCCCCAACCACCATTAAATAAAAGTGCTAACAAAACGATAGCCCAAATACCATCAGAACCAAAGAAACCGCCGTTACCAAACCCGTTATTACCATACATCATAGGCATAACTGGATAAGCATAGCCATTTCCATTATTAGTTGCTAACTCTACAGTTGGTTGAATACTATTATTCATAAGATCCTCCTTTCATAATATTTATATTGAGGTTATTTAACCTTAATACCAAATTGATTTAATTGTTCGTTAGATATACCAAAGCCATTTACAAATCTAGCGAATTGTTGCATTTGCTCTGGTGTATAATTATTTGTTATTTGATTTAGAAATTCTTGAGGGTTATTTTGATTTCTTTGTAGATTTTGAAATTGTTGAAACATTTGAGGGTTTTTCATCTTCAACTGATTTGCTAACATTTGTAGTACTTGATTCATTTCTTCTTATTTCCTTCCTTAATTCTTCAATTTGTGTTTGTAACATTTCGATTTGTAAGTCTTTTTCATCTTTAGGTATAAGTTCATTTAATTCAAATGTTCTTATTTCACCTTTAGTATTCTTTATCCATACAACACTCATATCCTTACTAAAATATGGGGTATCACCTATAACTAATTCTTTCTGTACTTCTTCCATAGAATTAGCATATTTAATAGAAGTAATATTAGGTTGCGGAGCTAATTGAAAGTTTTGTGTTAAATTAGTTGGTGTTTGTATAGGTTGCTGCATTTGTTCTTTCATTTTTTGCAATTCGTTTATTTGTGCGTTTATCCTATCTACACTAGGTTGTGGGTTATAAAAAGAATTACCATACATATATTTTTCCTCCTAAATGAAAAGAAGAAATACCTAATTATTGTTTTAAAATAACATCAGTATTTCTCCTTTCAATTAAAGAGTAACAAAATAAAAAAGAGATAAACTCCCACGTTTACCTCATTTTTTTCGTTGTAATAAGTTCAATTTCATTAGTTCTAATTCTTTATAAACTTCGTATTTATTTTTAAGTTCACTTATAGTTCTAGATACATTACTATAACTTTGTTGTGTCTCCATAGACATATTGATATACGTATCTCCCTTAATATACCTATCTAAAATGTCTTTCTCATTATCTGTTAACGTAACCTTAATAATAAAATCATCATATAATTGTTTAATTGCTAAATCTTGTTTCATATCTTACCCACTAATTAAATATTATCAATTTCTATTAGTATAATAGTCTCATTTTTAGTTCATATTTTTGCTCGAGTGGTCTTTATAATAAGTATTTTCTTATGTTAGTCAATAGAAAAAATATGCAATTTTATGAAAAGTTATGAAATGTTATGCAAAATAGTATAAAAAAAGAAAAGAATTACATAAAACTCTTTGTTTTTTCAAATATCTCTTTTCTTCTAGTACATATAGTTCTATAAGAACAGTTATTATTAATTGCTATTTCTTTTGTTTTAACTCCATTAACTAAATCTTTTAATATGTTTTTATCTCTATTTCTTAATATGTTACTTGCCATTATGTAATTATATGCTTCTTTAGTATAATCAAAATAATATTCTATAGTTTTCATTTATCTACCCTTATGTTATAACCATATTTTTTGTTATAACTTTTATATTCAATAATTTTAATGTTTTCTAATTTTATAGCCTCGTTATAAGTTAAACCCTCAGCTAATACATTATGATTAATATTATTCCAACCATAATATAAAATATCTTTAAACATCTCTGCGTTGTCTTGATAACCAAGTCCGCTTTTCCACCTTTGTTTTAAATCGTTAGTTATTCCTATATATACTTTGTTGTTAGGAAAAGTATGTATATAAACATAATAATTGTTTTTTAACATATCATTTACATTTAAAAAATAATTAA